ATGTCTACAACCTAAAGACAGTGCAGCAATCAAATGACAAGGGAACTTGGTTTGGTTGGTCTGTTTCCAAAATTGGTCCTTGTACTAACAGGGCTCAGTATGAGCAGGCAAAAGGTTTTGCTGATAGTGTCCAAAAAGGGGCAATAGAAGCAAAGCATTCTAAAAACGACGAGAAGAGCGAAGATACTCCTTACTAGGGGTATTGGGGCGGCGTGGAAGCGAGAGGGGAAGCGTCGCCCCTTTACAATTTAAATAGAAATGATAGTGAAGAAAGATAAATTTAAAAATATATTTGAAGGGCTAAAGATAGCATATGGACAATATCAGAAAGGTGATCGTAACGAAAACGGTAAACAGACAGGCAAGGCATTCATTGTCAGAAAAAATGTTAGCGATGATCTGTGGGAAAACCATTTACAAGGCAAAGGTGCGGCTCTCGGGATCATCCCGATTAATGAAGATAATTTATGTAAGTGGGGTTGTATTGATATTGACGAATATAATTTCGACCACGCTAGCCTCGTACAAAGTATTCGAAGACTTAAGCTCCCGTTAATAGTTTGCAGAAGTAAATCTGGCGGAGCGCACGTTTTTTTATTTACAAAAAATTTTATACCTGCATCTCAAATGCAGAGTACATTAAAAAAAATGGCCAAGACTCTTGGCTATGAAGGTTCAGAAATTTTTCCAAAACAAACAGAAATATTAGTTGATCGTGGAGATACAGGTAATTTTTTAAATTTACCATATCACAATGAAATGAAAGGCTTACGATATGCAATTAAAGACAACGGAGAAGCAGCATCTTTGTCAGAATTTTTCGAAATGTATAGTGCATATGTTCAAGATAAATTAGAAGAAGTAAAAATAGAACAACCAAAAATAACAGAAGCTTTTATAGATGGTCCACCATGTTTAAATAGATTAGCTAAAGATGGCTTTGGAGAAGGTGCAAGAAACAATGCATTATTTAATATTGCAGTATACTATAAACAAGCAACACCAGATACATGGGAAGATGAATTAGTAAAATCAAATCAAAAATATATGAGCCCACCATTAAACAACACAGAGGTTCAAATGTTAATTAAATCAGTAAATAGAAAAGGATACGATAAATACAGATGTAAAGATGCTCCTATTAATTCTGTATGTCAATCTGGTTTATGTAGAACTAAAAGATTCGGAGTCGGATATGGTGAAGAAGAAATGCCAAGTCTTGGGAGTCTTACAAAATATACATCAAAACCACCACAATGGTTTTTAGATGTGGGTGAGTCTAGAATAGAATTAAAATCAGAACAACTCTATAATCCAGGTATGTTTGCTCTAGCATGTTTAGATCAAGCTAATCTTATAATACCAGTATTGAAACCAAAAGATTGGAAACAATACTATTTAAAACCTTTAATGACAAACATACAAGAAGTAGAACCATTAGAATCTTTAGATCCAAGAAATGAAATTATGGATTTGCTACAAGACTGGACAACAAACAGACAGAATGCAAGAACCATGGATGATATATTTAATAAACTACCATACACAGATGATGGTAGAGAGTTTACATATTTTAGAATGGAAGACTTTTTTAATTTTTGTAAAAAAAATAATTGGGATATGGACAAAACAAAAACAGGTAATTTAATAAAACAATTAGATGTATTTGTAGATGAAGTAAGAATGACAATTAAAAAACAACAACCGAGATTAATTAAAATAAAAGCAATGAAAAAAATAGAGGCAAGTATATCACAGGTTAAATATCAAGAAGAAATATTTTAATGCGTAGTGAAAAAAATATAATTTTAATACGTCATGCAAAATGGTTATGGGACAACAAGTTAAAAAAAGAAGCTAAGGAGTGTAAAAAACAAGCGTATGAAGACCATTATACTAGGTCCACCAGGTACTGGAAAAACAACAACTCTCTTAAACCTCGTAGATGAGTTTATCCAACAAGGTATTAGGCCAAAACAAATAGGTTATTTTTCTTTTACAAAGAAAGCAGCCACTGAAGCAGCCAACAGAGCAGCTATAAAATTTGAATTAGATGCAGAGAATGATTTAGAAAATTTTAGAACACTTCATTCTTATGCTTTTAAAATGTTAGGGATGACAAAAGAAAAAATGATGTCAGCTTCTGATTATAAAGAATTTGGGCAAAAATGTGGCATACCAATCAAGACAGCTAAATTCTCTACAGAAGACGGGACTTTTAACTCAGACAATGAATATCTTACAATAATAAATACGGCAAGAGTAAGGCAAATGGATTTATTAGAGTATTATGATTCAAGACAAAATATATTAGATATAGAAAGAGGCACTCTTTATTTAATATCAGAAGAATTAAAAAGATATAAAAGTGAAAAAAGATTAAAAGATTTTACAGATCTATTACAAGATTTTTTAGACCAACAAATTAAATCAAAATTTGAAGTTTTATTTATAGACGAAGCACAAGATCTATCATTATTACAATGGAAAATGGTAAAACAAATATGGCAAAATGTTGACAAAACATATATTGCAGGTGACGACGATCAAGCAATATTTAAATGGGCTGGTGCAGATGTAGATCATTTTATAGCATTAAAAAGTGAAGTAGATAATATAAAAACATTAGATCAATCTTATCGTATACCTGGTGGACCAATACATGAATTATCACAAAGAATAATAAGCAAGGTACAAAACAGATTCGATAAAAATTATCAACCAAGAGCAGAGGAAGGCATACTTTGTAGGTACTCCGATGTAACACAAGTAGATATGTCAGAAGGAAACTGGTTGGTATTAGCTTCTGCAAATCATTTTTTAGATGATATAAAAGAATTGTGTGAGCTCCGTGGTTGGTATTATCAGTACAAAGGATCTAATTCTATAAAATTAAAATTACTATTAGCATTACAAAATTGGGAAACATGGCGAAAAGGTGGCACACTAACTAACATAGAAATAAAAAATATTTATGAATATTTAGGGGCTAACGTGACTGAAGGATTTAGAACAGGAAAGCTGTTTAAATCAGAAGAAAAATATACTTTACAACAGTGTAGAGACAAGTATGGTCTACTTACTGACAAAGTTTGGTATGAATCTTTTGAAGGTTTAGATACTATAACTGAAAACTATATAAGAAATATGAGAGCAAATGGTGAGAGAATCAATAAAAATCCTAGAATTATAATGTCAACAATACACGGGGCGAAAGGAGGAGAAGCACAGAAAGTTTTAATTTTACAAGATCTTACGAATGCAGCATTAGAAACATTTCAAAATGATCCTGATGAGTTGCATAGATTATTTTATACAGGTACAACCAGGACCAAAAAAGAATTGCATATTGTTGATCCAAAAAATTTTGACAGGGCATATATACTATGAAAATAAAACCATATACATTAAGAGCAGCAAATGAATATGTTAGACAGCATCATCGACACAGCAAAGTTGTTGTTGGTTGTAAGTTTTGCATCGCTGCTATTAATGAAAACAATGAAGTAATTGGTGTAGCAATTGTTGGTAGACCTGTCGCAAGAAAATTAGATGATGGATATACAGGAGAGATTGTAAGAACATGCACAGAAGGTGTTAAAAATGTCAACAGCTTCTTGTATGGAGCATGTGCTAGAATATGGAAAGAAATGGGTGGCACTAAAATTTTAACATACACATTAGAAACAGAATCGGGAATTAGTTTAAAAGCCGCAGGATACAAACACAAAGAAACAACAAGGGCTTTTTCTGAAGGCACAGGTTGGACAACTAGGAAAAACAGAGAATGGCAACCAAAAGTACACTCGTTACAAAAATATAGGTGGGAAAAAAATTTATGAAAAAAGTTAATAATGTTTGGGAAAAGCAGCATGGTGGGAGTCACTACCAAAAATATAAAATTCAGCCAAGTAAGTTTGTAGTGGAGAATGAATTGCTATATCCTGAAGGTTGTGCTATAAAATATATTATAAGACATCGAGATAAAGGAAAGAAGCAAGACATATTAAAAGCAATACATTTCTTAGAAATGATAATCGAAAGGGATTATAAGTGAGAACAATACAACCACCTTTATTTTCACCTGAAACAGAATGGGTGATGCCTGAAGAACTAAAAGACCTATCTAATTACAAAGAAATAGCAGTTGACCTAGAAACTAACGACCCAGATTTAACTACACTTGGATCGGGGAACGTGGTTGGTAGAGGACACATAGCAGGTATTGCATTAGCTGTTGATGGTTGGTCCGGTTACTTTCCTGTTAAACATGAAAATGGTGGTAACATGGATAAAAAATTAGTTTTTAATTGGTTAAAAGATATATTTAAACAAGAAGATACAACATTTATTTTTCACAATGCTATGTATGATGTGTGTTGGTTACGATTTTATGGCATAGAAATAAAAGGTAAAATTGTAGATACAATGATAGCAGCATCTTTAATTGATGAAAATAGATTGTCTTATCAATTAAATACATTAGCAAGACATTACATTGGTATAGGTAAAGATGAAAAAATTTTACAAGAAGCAGCTAAACTTTGGGAGGTAGATCCAAAAAAAGATTTATGGAGATTACCTGCAATGTTTGTTGGACAATATGCAGAACGTGATGCAGAGGCAACACTTAAACTTTGGCAAAGATTAAAAACAGAATTATATGCACAAGAGTTATGGAGTGTTTTTGAATTAGAATTAGATTTGTTTCCTTGTTTGGTAGACATGAGATTTAAAGGTGTAAGAGTAGATCTTGAAAAAGCATCTAATATTAAAAAAAATTTAATAAAACAAGAACAAGAAATTCTTAATAAAATCAAGGGTTTAACTGGTGTTGATGTAGAAATATGGACAGCAACATCAATTGCAAAAGTTTTTGATAAATTAAAATTACCTTACGACAGAACAGAAAAAACTGATGCACCTAGTTTTACAAAAAATTTTTTAGCGAATCATCCAAATGAAATTGCAAAAGACATAGCTAATGCAAGAGAGATAAATAAATCTCATACAACTTTTATAGATACAATAACTAAACATGCTGTTAACGGAAGAATACATGCAGACATAAATCAAATAAGATCGGATCAAGGTGGGACTGTGACTGGTAGATTTTCAATGTCCAATCCAAATCTGCAACAGATTCCTGCGAGACATAAAGAGTTAGGACCAATGATTAGATCTATATTTATTCCAGAAGATGGTTGCACATGGGGATCATTTGACTACTCACAACAAGAGCCAAGAATTTTAGTACACTATGCAAAACTACAAAACTTACCTGGTGTTGATGGTATTGTAGAAGAGTATCGAAAAGGAGATGCAGACTTTCATCAGGTTGTTGCAGATATGGCAGGTATAGAACGTAAGCAAGCTAAAACAATTAATTTAGGTTTAATGTATGGTATGGGTAAAAATAAATTGATGGCAGAGTTAGGTTTAATGAAAGACTCCGCAGAAAAACTGATTCAAAGGTATCACAGTAGGGCTCCATTTGTTAAGAGTCTTATGGATAATGTTTCTAGAGCTGCTAATGATAGAGGTAAAATAAGGACTTTACTAGGTAGGGCATGTCATTTTGAGTTATGGCAACCAGTTCAATTTGGAGTCCATAAACCATTACCACTAGAACAGGCTAGAAAAGAATATGGAGAGCCTTTAAAACGTGCTTTTACATACAAAGCTTTAAATAGATTAATACAAGGATCTGCTGCTGATATGACAAAAAAATGCATGGTAGCATTATATCAAAATGGTATAATACCACACATTCAAATTCATGATGAAGTTGATATTTCTATTGAATCTGAAAAAGATGCTGAAGAAATAATTAATATTATGGAATCAGCAGTTGAACTT